CGTTGATTATTGGGTTAGCGAACATGATGATTTATTTAAACAATTTCAGCAAATGCAAGAACAATTAGAATCAAAAGATTCAATTAAAGATTTTGATAACTTTATATTGAAACTAAAAAATGATGGTTTGTACACAGATGAATTAGACCAATTTATTGAGGATTATTTTAAGTGGTACAACAATTAAAAGGATGTGATGCAAATGGATAAGAAAGAAGTGTTAAGAGATTTATTAGAACAAAAAGATGATGAATTAAGTTTTTTAAGAAAACAACTAGAACAAAAAGATGATGTTATTAGAACTCTATTGGATGAGTTAGATTAGTCATTCATAAAATTAAAAGGAGGTGGGTAAATGTCTATACTTGATAAAACTATTTTAAATATGAAAGATTATCAAATATTTGAAGACAAAAAGTCATATGAAAAGAAGTTTAGTGACTTAGGTTGGCGGTCATCAAAGAATAGAAATTTCAAAGAAAGCACTTGAATTATTACATGAAGGAAAAGCGTTGGCAATATGTGACGGTGAATATACAATGTGGATTACATTGGAGAAAGAAGGTGATTAGATGGTACAGTACAGCCACAGTAGAGTAGAGTGTTTTAATCAATGTAAATACAAATTTAAATTACGATATTTAGACGAGCTTCAAATGCTACCAAATACGGATCCAACAAACGCTTTAATTATTGGTACAGCTTTACATACAGGCATAGAAAAAGACTTTAAAACAGCAATTGATTGGTATTATAATCAATTTCCAGTTATAAGTGATGAACATGTAACTGAAGCAATGAAACTTGAAAAAGTAATACTAATGATGAAAAACGTATTACCAGTTGGTGGAGAGTTTGAAGTAAAAATTGAAGATGATGATTTTGTTGGATTCATTGATTATTTAGTAGATGTAACTAAAACGTATAACTATTATAATAAACCAGTTGGGACGGTTGACACTAATGAATACTACGACATTTACGACTTTAAATACTCAAACAACGTAGACCGTTATTTACAGTCAGGACAGCTGCATGAATATAAATATTACTTTGAGAAAACAAACCCAAATAAAAAAATACGCAATATGTATTTTATGTTTGCACCAAAATGTCAATTAAAACAAAAATACAAAAATAAAACCAACAAGTTTGATGAAGATGTACAAGCATTTAGAAAAAGATGCTTAGAGTGGATTGATAACAACGAAGTGATAATTAAACAAGTTGAATATGATCCAAATAAAATTATTGAATTTTTAAGTGGCGTTAAAAATGTATTAACAGCTACAGAATTTAAAAAAGAACCTAGCAAATTATGTTATTTTTGTGAGTACAAAAATTATTGCGAGCAAGGTTTAGAATATGAAATTATAAATGAAAGGATTGATGATATGAATTTACCAAATAATGAAAGGCGTGATATTACAAAAGAAAATTATAAAAAATTATGGATATACGGTGCACCGTTTAGCGGAAAAACAACATTTGTTGATAAAGCTCCAAATCCAATAAATTTAAATACAGACGGAAATATTAAATATGTGACGATGCCTTATGTTTCTATTAGAGATGAAGTGAAAGTGGAAGGTAGACAAACAATTACAACTCTAGCGTGGCAACAATTTAAAGATGCTATTTTTGAATTACAAAAAGAAGATAACGATTTTGAAACAATAGTAGTCGATTTATTAGAAGATACGTACGAACATTGCCGTTTATATATGTATGAACAATTAGGAATTACTCACGAAAGTGATGATAGTTTTAGGGCATGGGATAAGGTTAGAACTGAATTTTTAAGTACAATTAAAAAGCTCTTAAACTTAAATTATAACATAGTACTTATAAGTCATGAGGATGCGTCTAAAGATATTATGAAAAAAGGCGGAGATAAAATAACTGCTATTAAACCAAACATTAATGATAAAGTTGCAAATAAAATTGCTGGAATGGTTGATATTGTTGGACGTGTTGTCGCTGATGGTGATATTAGAACGTTAAGTTTTAAAACAGATGAGGTTGTTTTTGGTGGCGGACGTTTAACACTAGATAAAAAAGATATTCCGCTCGACTGGGACGAATTGATGAACGTATATGGCGATAATACAGCAGTTAAAAAAGAAGCAGTCGAAGTCGATGTTACTGTAGATGTTTCAAATAGTGAAAATCAACAGGGAAGTGTGAAAACAGCATTTATTGATATGTCTAGCGAACCGATACAAGTTGAAGAAGAACAACCAGTTCGAAAAACTAGAAGAAAGAGAGGCGAATAAATCATGAACGAATCTTATGTAAATTTAAGTTTAGAGAGATATAACGAATTATACGATAAAAGTAAGTTATATGATGAATTGATAAAAACATTCGGTAATGACTTATATTCAAAAATTAAAGAAATGATTGAAAATATACACATTGATGCGGATTTAGGTGAAGGTGATAGCAAACAAGTTATAAATAGTACACAAACAGTTCAAACACCTTCAAATAAAAATTTTAAATTTAACGTTGGAGATAGAGTTGAAGCTCTTAAAGGTAATGATTATGTAAAAGTAGGTTTACACGGAACAGTTGATGAATCACATTATATTCCGTATGTTAATTGGGATAATGGCGAGAGATGGGCGGTACGCCAAGAACGTCTTAGAAAAATAGAAAGTGGGGAAATTTAATTATGAATATATTTGAAGAATTTGATAAAAAGTTTAGTTTAGAAGGTTTAAAGAAAGATGTTGAAGATGCTAAAGAAAACGGTGCTAATTTTAAGGAAGTGCCGTTTGGTAAATATGAAGTGAAAATAGAAAAAATGGAATTGATCGAATCAAAAACACATAAACCAATGGTTAGTGTATGGTTTAAAATATTAGAGGGTGAATTTAAAGGTAGTCTAATATTCATGAACCAACTAATCGATGAAGGGTTTAAAATTAACATGATGAATGAATTTTTAAAAACACTTGAAAGCGAAATGGATATCTATTTTGATTCATTCACACAATATAATAATTTAATTTTAGATGTTCATGAAAGCATTGACGGTAAATTAGAATATTTATTAGAGTATGCTCAAAATAATAAAGGTTATAACACATACAAAATTAAAGAGGTTTTTAGCGTAGAGTAAAAGGGGTGGGATAACACCCCTTTAAAATAAAAAATAAAGAGGTGAAACAATGAAAATAAATAACAAAGTATTAAGTCAAATTAAAGAAAAGCAGAGGGAAAAAGAAAGAGTTTATAAATTATATTTGGAAACAGATACGGTGATAACAAAAGAAGAACTTAGGAGATTGCAAAAAGCATTGAAAGATGGAAGATTAATGAAATTAAAAGAGTGGGCGTCTGGATTAGGTACACAACTGAATAGTATTATAGCTAAAGATTATAAAGAACATTATGAAAAAGTAGAGGCTGACTGTAAAAAGTACTATGAAGATAAGGCGATAAAAGAGTTGGCAGAGATGATGGGTTATTACGACATTGCGATTGTATATACGCTTCATTTTAATGAAAAATGTAAATTTGGGACAGCAAGGATAGCTGATTTTATGGGAGACTTGTTTACAACAGTAGATTATTTTAGAACTGGTGAATATAGCCCAGAAGATTACATAGAACAGTTAAAAAAAGAGAACATAGAAGTAGAATTTAAAAATTAGGAGGTAAATATGAATAAAATAAAAGAATTAGAAAGTAAAATAGAAGATTTAAAAAAAGAGTTAGAAGAATTAAAGAAAGCTGAAAAAGTAAATAAAAGGTGGAGAGCTGAGAAAGAAAAAACTTATTTCTATATAGATAGTGTTCTCGATGTGATTAGTTCTAGAGAATGTTATTGGTCCGAGGATTATAGAAGATATGTTGCAAATAACTACTATAAAACCCAAGAAGAAGCTGAAGCAGTTGCTGAAAAAATAAAAATATATATATTGAGCTAAAAGATTTAGCAGAAGAGTTAAATGAAGGTAGTGAGACAGATTGGAATAATGAAGACCAAAAGAAATACTACATCTGGAAAGATTGTGAAAAAGATAACCTAGATTGTGATTGGTTATATACAGATAAATTAATAGGACAAATATATTGTTTAAGCGGAAACTTTTTAGAAATAGCAAAAGAGCGATTAGGAGAAGATAGATTAAAGAAATTATTTGAGTAAAAAGGAGAATGAGATGGAAAAAGAATACGCAATAAAATTATTAGAGGATTTTATAAAATATTTTGAAGCAGAAGCAGTGCAAAGAAAATGTTGGAGAAGATGATATTGAAGCGATAGAAACTTTGATTAAAGAGGTAAAAAGGGGTGAAAGTAATGCTTAATTTTATAATAGATATATTAATTGTAATTGTACTAATAATACTTGTTATTTATGGAGTATTATTAGTATTGAAAGCTAGAGAAGATTTAAAATTTAGCAAATTAATGGTTAGACATGCCAATGTTGAAAAAATAAAAAATATAAAAGTCTATTTTGGAGAAGGTTGGTGATTAATATGTTTTGTACAAATAAAGAGCAAGACACTTGCCGTGTTGAAAAAATGACTTGTGAAGGGTGTTTCTTTTCAAAAGATAGTAACTTAACTGAATTATTGTTAGAAAGAGAAAGGGAGTAATAATTAATATGAGAGATATAGAAAGAAGGTGTTTGTAATGCTCCACTTTTATGATGGACATAAAGTTTATATGAATGGAAAATATCCAGCTATATATTTGAATAGTAAAAATACTCACATTCATAGATTAGAATGGATTAAACATAACGGTGAAATTCCAAAGGGGTGTGTTATTCACCATAAAGATGAAAATAAATTGAATTACTCAATCGACAATTTAGAATTAATTACTCGTTCCAAACATGTTCTGGAACATCAACATAATTTACATAACGAATCGACTAGACGTTTTGGGGAAGAAAGTAGAAATCACAAATTAACTAAAGAAAATGTAAATTATATTAAGAAAAATTATAAACGATACGATAAATATTTTGGAG